TTGGTTGAGTTGCAAAAAGAAATGGCAACAGCTAACATACAATTAGATTTACCTAATTCGCTGTTAGCTTTACCGAGTAAATAATTATGGAAATATTATTTATACTTGGGTTGTTTGTAATTATCGGTGTTGGGTTATGGTTAATGCGTGAGAACGATAAATTTGTCGATGAGCAAAATAGACAAATTCGATTACAGCGTGCCTTTGACCGAGTTGATAAAATAGTTAAACAAAAACAAATGGAGTTTAAATTTGATAAATAAATAACCAAACGTGGCGCGTTCTTGAGTTAAAGGTTAAATACAATATTTATAGCAAGTTTAACCCGTCACAAAAAAAATAGATAAGAGCATGTGGGCGGGGCCCACCCTATAAAAAAAGAAAAAAGGCTGACCCAAAATGGACACATACATAGTGGACATTATAGGATAGATATGCATAATGGATTTATTAACTTAACGAAAGGAATACAATGTCAAAAACAATGAAACCAGAATTCTTACCAGGCGGATCTAGAAGACAGGAAATTTTAGATAAGGCTGTTAAGTACCTTGCAGAGTTTCCAGGTCTTCAATCGGACAAAATGCATTTTTGTTTAAATGAGTTGAAGATGACGGAAACAGAATATTTGGAAGCTTTGAACAAAGCCACCAATGGTGGTTTAGTTAAGGAGGCTTTATGGAATTAAATAAATAGACTTCGTTAAGGAAGAATGGCCATGCAGTTTTTGCATGGCCTATCCTACATTGTCCTATGCACAAACTGCATAGCTCATAGAGAAGAGCATGTGGGCGGGACCCACCCTAAAAGGGGACCCTAAAGGAACTATATCCAAATTCGAACTTTTTATGTTTACGCGAATACCCCCTAAAATTATAGGGGTCCCAGACCTACCCTATATAGTTTGATTTGGACAGTTAATCGTGTATAATAGTTTACCACCCATATTGAAATATATGCTAACTGTTGAAGATATTAATAAAATAGAAGATCCCATTGAGCGAAGGAAGCTCAAGATACAGATTATACAACGACATCAAAGAAAAGAACTTAAGCAAGTTAAAACTAATTTTTTATCTTTTGTAAAAAAGATGTGGCCAGATTTTATAGAGGGGTCCCATCATCAAACCATAGCAGAAAAATTTAATAGATTGGCAACTGGAGAATTGACCCGTCTAATTATAAACATGCCGCCTAGGCATACTAAATCTGAATTCGCGTCGTTCTTTCTCCCTGCTTTTATGATCGGGCAGAATCCTAAATTAAAAATTATTCAAGCAACTCACACAGCGGAGCTTGCAGTAAACTTTGGTCGTAAAGCAAAACATTTAATTGACTCAGAAGAATACCAACAAGTTTTTAAAACAAGACTCATGGAAGACTCTAAAGCTGCAGGACGTTGGAATACATCGGATGGTGGTGAATACTTTGCAGTCGGTGTCCAAGGTGCGGTAACCGGTAGAGGTGCTGATCTACTCATCATCGATGATCCACATTCAGAGCAAGATGTAAACTCACCTTCGGCATTTGATAATGCATGGGAGTGGTATACATCAGGACCAAGGCAGCGTCTTCAACCAGGAGGTCGTATTGTTGTGGTTATGACAAGATGGTCTACGAAAGATTTAACACAAAGATTATTGAACGCACAAAAAAACGAGAACGCGGATCAATGGGAAGTGGTAGAGTTCCCTGCAATCCTTCCAAGTGGAGAACCAGTCTGGCCTGAATATTGGAAGCTCGAGGACCTCGAATCTGTTAAAGCATCCGCTGGTGTTGCAAAGTGGAACGCGCAGTACATGCAGAACCCAACTTCAGAAGAAGGAGCTCTTATTAAAAGGGAGTGGTGGAAAAATTGGGAGTCTAAACATATGCCTCACATTGAACACACCATTCAAAGTTATGATACAGCGTATCTTAAAAAAGAAACAGCTGACTACTCTGCTATTACTACCTGGGGAGTTTTTCGTCCAAACGAAGATGCACCTCGTCAATTAATATTATTAGATTCTTATAAGGAACGTTTAGAGTTTCCAGAACTTCGTCGTGTTGCATTAGAGCAATATAAATATTGGAATCCTGAAACAGTTATCATTGAAGCAAAAGCATCCGGATTACCTTTGATGTATGAACTTAGACAGATGGGAATTCCTGCTATGAATTTTACACCAAGTAAAGGTCAAGATAAAATTGCAAGAGTCAATGCCGTATCTCCATTATTTGAAGCCGGACAAATTTGGGCGCCTCTCGATCAAGAGTTTGCACAAGAGCTTGTAGAAGAGTGTGCAGCGTTTCCTTACGGCGATCATGACGATTTAGTTGACAGTACAACACAGGCTCTGTTAAGATACAGACAAGGCGGATTTATAGATCACCCTGAAGATTATCAAGAAGAACCACAACCTAAAAGAAAAAAGAAATTTTACTGGTAATGACTTTTGTATTTAAACATCCTAGTAAGTATAAAAATCCAACCCTTACTAAAAACATGCCTCATGTAAAAAGAGATCAAATCCCACCATTAAGTGGCCCTGATCCTCAAGGCTTGATTAATGAATCAAAAGCATATAAACAAGATAAATTGGAGAAAATAAATGGCAGACATAGACAAAGCATTAACCGAAGTAAAAAAAACGGTTGAAATAGCAGGGCCCGAGGAACAAGTTGA